GCAGGATAAAGGTCTTTAAAGTATCTATAAAATATTGAGGCAGATGTAAAACCGTCTACATCGCTGTCAATCTGCATAAAAAACTTTTGATTAGTTGTGAAACCTTCATGCAAGGCATCTACTAATCCGTGTACTCGTTCAAGACCTTCATAGCTTTCTTCATCGTAGATTGACGGTTCCGACAAAAAGCTTTCGATCTTTTCAATTCCAAGAGACCTTAAGTAGTCCTCGATAATATTGCTACTATCGAGGTTTAAGGGTGTCTCTTTTAATTTATAATTAAATTTATTCATTATTCACCTTATAAGTATATTCTTTTTAGCATTAGCTGTTCGAACAGTTCTTTACCTTGATCTATCGGAGCATTTTTATGCTCTAGCACAAAGTCATAATCAATTATAATACTTATGTTGAAGAAGTTCTTAGCGTACTTGAAGATTTCCATATACTCATTTAATTCTTTCTCTATTTCTTTATGTGATTTATAATCTCTATCAAAACCAAGGATAATATTTTGCACTCCATATTTCATAAGTAGCGCCACATGTTCTTTGCTTAAGTTGCGGCCTGAAACAGCCACTGAGATATTATTGTCGCCATAAAGACTATCCATCTTCATAACGCTTTTCTCACCTTCAAATAGTATTATTGTTTGTAATCGTTGTATTGCGTTTTTATTAACATCAAGACCGTAAAGTATTTTACTTGTTGGATGAGCTAAATACTCACCGTTATATTTCACTGGCATATATTTTGCTTTTGCGTCTGGGCTTAAAAACCTACCACGCACACCGACAAGTTCTTTATTATCTGTATAGTAAGGTATAACAATGGCATTTGATATTGTATCAAACTTTATACCATACTTAACTAAAGTTTCTGGAGTAATTGATTCAGAAATCCAGGGTGTAAGATAGTTTAAATCAAACACATATCTATTCATAATATCTTTAGATAATACTTTTAAAATAGTTGGATCATCTTCCGGGTGATTGTTTATTTCGTATAAATAATCTAATTGTTCCCGCACTCCATAGTATTCATTTTCATCTATGCTTTCGTTATTGTCTATACCACATAATTGTATTGCTTTACGCAAAGAAATTTCTTCTCCTGCAATTCGTCGCATTTTAATAATTAATTCAAAGATATCAAACACTGCGTTGCACTCTGTATAACATTTAAACATGTTATTTTTTTTGTAATAATATAACTTCTCACTTCCGTGGTCGTGAGTTGAATTATGGCATACCGTTGAGTAGACAATCATAGTATTATTTTCTCTAGCAGATTCAACCCCATGGTCTTTTAGAATTCTTTTAATGTCTTCTGGCGAGAGCATCTCGCGATAATCTCTAATTGATTTCGCCATCGTCATCACCATCTTTCTTAGGTTGAGTCATAATGTCTAATAGGTCAAATTCTTTTGTATCGTATTCAATCTTATCATAGTTTTTAAGTATATTGTGATTGAGACCGGTTAAGAACAAGTCTCGTGTTCTACAAGTACCGTAATCGAAGTATCTAAATAGCTTTACGCTAGTTAGTTCACCACGACGATTTTTATAAATATCAGTAACCACATTCGGTATTTCAATACCAGCGTGTTTACATAATTGTTCTACGATTTCTTTTTCTTCAGGAACTTCTTCAAGTTTTACTGTAATCATACCTACGTCAGCCTTATCAGCAATAGCCTTACTACCGCGAATATGGTTAACATTTCTAATCATAGTTTGCTCCCAGCGCTCATTTAACTGAGTTGCTGACTGAACGAAGACATCGTATTGTGCCGCAATTTCTTTTAATGTATTTGACAACATCATAAGTGCAACGTCTTCACGAATCTTGCTTTGTTGATATTCAACAAGTAAACTAGGACTGGTAAAGATATAATCATAAAATATAAACTGCACATGATTTTGAAATATGTGCTTAATTATTTTAGCTCTAATTAATGCAATAGAAGGGTCTGGTATTACTTCAATAATAAAGTTATTTTCATATTTTTTAATTAACTGTATAGCTTGTAATATCCTTTGCTCTTCTTCAAAATTAGCATTTCCATATAATATTTTTCTTTCATTAACACCACTAACATAAGCAAGAATTAGTGTTTGTATTTCATCAGCCTGTTGCTCTGTAGTTACAAACAAAACAGGAGCTAAGTCATCTCTAATGACAACTTTATCCCCTTCAATTCTTGGTAGTGAAATCGCACAAGCATTGCCAACCATGAAGCGAGTTTTACCGTGACCTGATGGAGCGCTATTAATATACATTTTACCGAAGCGAGCTCCGCGCACAATGTAATTGAAAATATCGCCTTCAAGTGGTTTACCAACTTCTGGTCTTTCTTTTAATTCTTGATATAATTCAAGAATGCCTAATGCGGCCTTTTGAGTTGTAGTAATAGCTCGTGATACGAAACTATCTTCTACCTTATTAACTTTCTTTAAAATAGTCTTGACAATGTCATCAACTGTAATGTTGTTAAGCTTTTCGCTTTCTTTGTCAAGGTGCATAAAGTCTACTTCTGGATTATAGAATTCTTTGGTTTCAATACCTGCTTTTTGCAAGTCTCTTAAAACGGTAAACTTTTTTAATCTTTCATAGTAAAAATTAAACTTACTAGAGTCCATACTATCAATAAAGGGTTGAAGCCCTCTAAGATATTCATATCCACCAGCAGATTTAAATACTTCATATTGTTTATTAAATTGACCAATGTAAAGGTCAATATCTTGCGGTGAAATGTTTTGTGAACCTTCAGCCGCAATATTAGCGATTGCACCAAAAACTATTTTGTAAAATTCATTATCAAAATCGTTAGTTGTGAGTTTGAAATTTTCTTGGTCATGGACTAGCTCCGGATTTTTAATTAACCCAGCGATAATCATCATGGCCGCATTTCTGTCGAATAGTGCTTTTGACACGACCACTCACCTCTGCTTTCTGTTATAAATTCTCGATGTCTACTATATACCTACCACTGCTAGGTTTATTTTTTCTTGGTTTCACCTTTATAACTTTAGTGACTCCTTGAGTAATTTTTTGTGCCTCTTCTTTTATGCGGGCACGTTCGATAGCTTGAGAGCTATAGTAGCGTTGTGCTTCTTCCATGACATAGGGAACTATACCTATGCCCTTTCTTCGGTCAGGCACCTGACCTTGTACTTCAACATAATAAGCAACCGCACGGGCAATATCTTTTTCAGAGTACCCGTGCAGTTTTTGGAATTTAGTAATTTGAGCATCAATCATTGAGTTAATAGCGTCTACACCGTATAGCTCGCAAATCAATTGCTCTAATTCTTTCCTTGTCATTAAAGGTTTACTTTAATGTCTAAAAGTTCTTGTTGAAGTATTTTAAGTTGTGGTTCGTATACTTTACTTGCTTGGCTAAGTTTAATTTCCGCACCCATAATTGTAATTATTTTTTGTTCAACAATTTGAAATGCATCTGTTTCTAAAAGCTCTTTAGCAAGATTAACTACATCAAGTCTTAATTGTTCAAAATCTTCTTCTTGAAGTTCATGTAAACTGTATTCTTTTTCTTGAACAGTTACAATGCCTTCAACTTTCTTTTGTTCTTCAATTGCTTTCTTCATTTCTGCTTTAAGGTTATCATAAGTAAATTCAAACCTTGTTGAGAAATAACGAGAACGTGTTTTAGTTTCAATTTCTACTAATTGGTTATAAGCAAAAACTGTTTGGTTTTCAGTAGTTAAAGCGCCATCTGTATTATCTTTATATTCTTTACGAACATAGAAAATAAAGTCCGCTAAACCTTTAATGATTGCGGCTGGACGCTTATCGATATCTACTTTTGATTTAATGTTGTTCTTTTCTTCAATTTCGTCTGCGTGTGCAATTAGGACTAACCCGTAGCCCATTTGAGGAATAGATAGTATTGATTTTTCAAATTCTTTACGAATCGCTCTCCAACCTTTACCGAATCCAAGATCACCAGCATCAGTAACGCCGTATTGTCCTAAGACATATTCCATACATGCGCTGTAAGCTAAGGTAACTGTATCGACTATAATTGTTTTATAAATAGAACGAACTTCATCTCTTTTTAATTCTCTTAAAAATTGTTTGAAGTCTGACCAGCTTTGAATTGGCTGGGCTTGAACACCGTCAATAAACTTATAACCGATTTCAAAAGCTGCTAATAAGCTACCTTCGAATCCTGCGGCTACTGTTGTTTTGCGTGTACCTGCTTCACCATAAAATAAAAAGATTTTATCATGAAGACTTTCCGAAATAATATGTGGTTTTAATTTAGTCAAATCCATTTGTTCACTCTCCTGTTAATTAGTAAAAGGAGCCGCTTTATTAACGACTCCTTTTGTGTTTGGATTAAAGTAAAGACGTTCTTGGAGTCTTTGCTGGTGCTGGAGCTGCAGTGGTTGTTTTACCACCTGTGGTTGTTTTACCAGTTGTAGCTTGACCTTTGGCCGCATTTTGAATTGCAATGCCATCGTCATCATAAGCACGAGTAAGTTCTAAGATATCTTGTGGCGAATAAGCGCCTTTGTCTAATGGTTGAGAACCGGTTTGAATAAGATAGTTCTTATATGTGTTGTGATAAACACGAGTCGATTCACCGAAAGCTGTTTTTTCAGAAACTTCAACATCTTCATTGATAATTGAAATATTGCCACGAACACTAACGGTCATACCTTTTTCGTATAAGCGTTGAATTGCAGTAACAGCAGTTTTGTTTTCTTTAGCAACCGTAAACTTAACTAAGTTTGGCTTAGTGTTATTCCAGTTTGCTTGAGCTACAAGCATTTCATAAGCAACTAATTGACCATCTTTAGAATTCTTTTCATAAAGTGGTTTTACGATATAACCAGCAAATGAGAAATCTGTTGTATCTTTTTCGCCAGTATCAGCTGCCGCAACATAACGTCCACGATTTACAACCGTAGAAACTAATTGCGAGTTTTGTGTTGAGAAGAAACGGCTTTCACCTAATTCTCCAGATACACGAACACGTTTATTTAAAAGCGCGCCTAAGTTGGCATACGTGTCAAAAAGCTTATTTCCTGTTCCGTCTTGTTTGAACTTATTAGAGTAAAGTTCGACTTCGGTAAGTTGTTGTCTTCCGTCAATTAATGATTTAATGACGATTTTTCCAGAGATAAAATCCTTACCTGTGCGACCAGAAGTTTTGTTTTCTAAATTTACTTCTACTAAGTCACCTACGATTTTAAAACTGTTTTGTTTGGCTAATTCTTTTTCTGCGTTCATTGTTATTCCTCCATAGAATAATTATAGGTTTGTCCTATATATTTTTTGTTGATATTATTCAGCGTCAACTGTCGCTGCGTCTACGTCGAATGTCTCACCTTTAGGTGTAAGGTTATATGCTTTATATTCCTTGACGACATCGACTCCGTCTGTAGAAATCGTTCTTTCGGTATCAACCTTTTCGATCAAATCATTCTTCACTAATGAATTCAGAACACCGTGAATTCCTCGTGGATTTAAACCGACTGCGGCAGCGATTTCGTCACCGAAGTATTGGCCGTGATTAGCTTGTAAAAAACTAATAACGGAAGCTGTCTTTGCTGTTAGCGTAATTTTTTCCATCTTTTTTCCTCCTGTTCTCTTTTTTATATTTGCTATTTGATAAGGGGCTCTACTTATCCTTTAGCAGTAAAAGTATTTTCTTTTACATAATAAGTTTACCATAAAATAAAATAAAAGTCAATTTCTACTAACCAAAATTGATAGTTCATTTAAGCTTTACAAAAGTAAGTTTTGCATCTTCACCGCATGTACTACAGTAGTAGCCTTCTGCTTGTTTTTTGTATACCTTTGTCCTACGAAATATATAATGTCTATTACTACACTTATGACAATCTGTATAAGCAACAGCCCTGTTCATAGCCGCGACTTCTTCACCTTCAGTGGATTCAGCATAAATTTTAATAGAGGTGTTAGTTTTGACAGATATCTCTCTAGCTAGCCGCATCCAGTTGTGGTCGTGTGAATGTTTATTTCGATCTAATGCGTGAGATAACTCATGCATAATTGTATTTCTAACTTCTTCTGGTCCATTATTTTCCCAGTGAAATTTTGATATTTTAATAGTATATCGATCTCCACTTCTGACGCAAACCCCCATTGTTGATACGGAGTTATAGTTCATACTAAATGATAGATTTGTTGGTAGGTCATAGCCAAGTGCAATAAGCTCATCTCTACACTCAATAAATAAATTATAAGTTTCTTCTGCTGTCATTATTGACTCCTTTTATTTTTTTCTATACTATAATTATAACAAACATTTAGGAAAAAGTCTAATTTTAACAGAATAGATTAAATTAACTTATTCCTTAAGAAGCTAGATATTACGTCTACTGATATAACCATAACCACTATTGCTAATAGTATAGTTCCAAGTATATCCCAGTTCCAGTTTTCGCTGGCAAGAATTAGTGAAGCACCAATTCCTCCCGCACCAATTATACCTAACACGGTAGCTGAGCGAACGTTGATGTCTAATCTATAAAGCGCAATAGAAGAAAACTCTGCTATTACTTGCGGCATAATCCCGTATCTAATTTTAACCCATATATTTGCACCGACTGCATCAAGTGCTTCTAATGGGGCTTTGTCCATGTTATCAATTGACTCTGCAAATAGTTTACCTATCATACCTATTGAGTGTATTCCTATTGCTAAAACACCGGTTAAGGGATTTATTCCAAATCCTTTTACAAGTATTAATGCAAGTATTATTTCAGGAAACACCCTAACTAAAATTAAAAGTATTTCTCCAAACCGTGCAATCTTATTTCCAACTATATTTTTACTTGCTAAAAAACTAAATGGTAGTGAAAGTATTGCGCCTAAAAATGTAGCGATAAATGCTATTGCCAAAGTCTCTATTGTTAGATATATGACACCCTCTTCAAATGCGTAAACGCCTCGACCTAGCAAAAAATCGAATTGTATATTTGATAATCCTCTTGCTATGCTTCTTAAAGAAATCCAAAATGTATTAAACCTAATCCAATTTATTGAGGAGTCTGTAAAAGAAAAGATTAGCATAGTTGTAATGACTATAAAAAAGATTGAGTTTATCAACCATCTCTTCGGTTCTTTCTTCAATACTTTTTCTATTGTCATTGTAATTTACCTCTAGCATAATTTGATATTAGCTGAATGATTAGTATCGCAAAAAACAGATATATTATTGCGGCTCCAACTCTATCGTAGTTGTATAGAACATTATCTTTTATAATTGAACCTATTCCACCAGCGCCAACATAACCAAGTATTGCTGAGGACCGCACATTTATTTCAAATATGTATATCATATAACTAATATATATTGGTAGTATTTGCGGAACAACAGAATATCTAAATGCTATCGTTTTATTTGCGCCAGTTGACTCAAGCGCTTCAAAAGAACTCATGTCAACCGTTTCTATTATATCATATAACATCTTTGACATAATACCAAAACTAAATACCGATATTGATATAATTCCTGGGAGTATTCCAATTCCAACAAAGAAGACTGCAAGAAGCGCTAATACCAAAAGAGGTATTGTTCTTATTAGGTTCATTAGCATTCTCGCTGGTGTATATATGTAAGTTTTTTTAACTATATTTTTTGAGGATAATATTGCTACCGGAACAGCAAATACTGAACCAATCAAAGTTCCAGCAAAGCTCATTTGTAAAGTACTAAAGAGAGCAGGCCATAATGAAAACATATAGTTAAAATAATCTTCCCAGGTTCTTGTATCTTTTGGTGTAAATAGTTTTTCTATAATGATAGTCATTTCGGATAGGTTAATGTTTCTAGGGTCAAAGTTTATAAATGTCCAAAAGAACAATAAGATGGCCGCAAGACCTGCAAGCACATACCATACTTTATTAAATGGTTGATTAATTGTTTTGCCACTTGGTAAAATATATTTTATCATACTATTGTCCCAGGAGCTCATTATGTTTTAAAGCTCTTCCATAGATGTTCAGAAGTATATCTTGATTAATATTTTTAGAAGGACCGTCATAAACTATTTCTCCTGCTTTAATTCCAATTATTCTTGTCGCGTATTTTAAAGCTAAATCTACGTGATGCATATTTGCAACAATAGTAATACCTAAATCTTTATTGATGCGGGCAAAGTCGTCCATGACTTGAATTGTAGTAATAGGGTCAAGAGATGCCACTGGCTCATCGGCTAAAATTATCTTAGGTTTCTGAGTTAAGGCTCTAGCAAGTGCAACTCTTTGTTGTTGACCACCTGAAAGCTTATCTGCTCTAACAAATGCTTTTTCTAATATACCCATTGTTTCCAATGCTTGAAGTGCAATTAGTTTATCCTCTTTTGGAAATAAACCGAAAAGCGCTTTTACTGTTGGATGGTAGGCAACTCTTCCAGTAAGAACATTATTAAATACTGACATTCTTTTTACGAGATTAAAAGATTGAAATATCATTCCAATGTTTCTTCTAAACTCTCTTAATTTTTTACCAGATAATGAAGATATATTTACCTCGTCTATAAATATATCACCACTAGTGATTGTTTGCATTTTATTAATCGACCTGAGGAGCGTGGATTTCCCCGCTCCAGACAGGCCGATTATGGCTACAAATTCGCCATCACTGATTTGAATATTGACGTTTTTCAATGCCTGAACTCCGCCTGTGTATGTCTTTGAAACATTTACAAATTTAATCATGTGATGACCTCCTTGTGTTTTTAGCCTTGTAAGGTTTGTAAGAAGAGATAGAAATCTCTTTCACCTTGATAGTCAGCATCTACAGCTTTTAAATAACCGGTATGGTTATAAATTGCTAATGCGGCTGCGCCATCAGTTGTAGCAACGATATTGATAAATGCGTCTTGGATTGCGGCCTTTAATTCAGGATTTAATCCAGCGATTGCAGTAATTGTATCGTTATAGATTGGAGTAGTTAAACCAACTAATTTAGTTTCAGCAAATTGAGTTTTACCTGGGTTTGCTTCTAACCAAGCGTTGAAAGCACTTGCATGTAGACGAGCATCTAAGAATGTAAATGTTGCATCAACTTCACCATTAAGTAAAGCTAACAATGCGTTTTGGTGACCACCAACAATTTTACGTTCAACTTCACGGTTTGCAACATTTGGATTTGCATCAACAAATGTCAAGTCATTTTCATGCATCATAAATGATGGGTATAAATAACCAGAACCTGAGGTGTTGCTTTGTGTTGCAACTTTTTTACCAATAAGCCAATCCATACCTTGTGCTTCAAATTCTGCTAACTTATCTGCTTTAATATATAAACCAGAATAGTAAGAGCTAGCTTTTACAGTTGGATGTAATGCTGCTGTGTAAGCCGCATCGTTTACATTATCAATAATTGTATCCACATCTTTAATTTCATTTCCTTGCGCATCAATTTGAGCTGCATAGGCACTGCGTACAGAAGTTAACTGGACATCAAATTTGCCAGGAAACTCTGTTGTTGCAAATGCATATTGTTGAGCTGTTAAGAAACCTGCGTGAACTTGACCTGAGGCCATTGCTTCAATAACTGAGGCATAAGAAGTACCGATACTAATATTTACATTAATATCAAATCCTTCATCTTCTAATTCGAGTTCTAGCATATCTTCTAAACCTTTAATTTTAGTCAATAAAGCTGAGTCAATAGACGTAGATGGTACAAACTGAACGACAAGCGTTTCAGGAATAAGTCCAACTGGTCCTGGTTCTGAAGATTCACTTCCTGTTGAGGAGCTCATATCCATACCTACACATGAGGCTAATACTAATAACGGCAAGGCAACGGCTAATAATCGTTTTTTCATCAATTCCTCCATGAAATGTCTATGATGAATTGTGGACATTTCTATATTTTAAACCAGCTCCTCCTTTTCCAAGAAAGCTGTGTTTAATATTATTTTAATAGTAAACTTCTTCAGGTTGGTGGCCGAGCTCGATGAGTTCGTACTCTTCCTTATTTACAGGTAGGGCGATAGGTATTTCATTTGACAGCTCCGAAGTTTCCAAAGATATTTCTATGTCGTAACTTGTCGAGTAGGACCAAGAATATGGGTACTGTTCGAAGCCAAACTCGTCGGCATTAATACTTTCCGGGTTGTAGAACGACATTTCCCCGTCGTAAGAGTAGCCCGTTGACACGTCTATGTCTATTGTTAGGCTCTCTACTACGCTAGTGAGAAGGTCGACTGAAACCGATGCAAACATCCTATTGATTTGAAAACCAGCCACGGCATCAGCTACCCACTGGTCAAGTTGTTGGAGGTACTCTTCGTCGAAGTCTTCCCTGCTGTAGCCACCGAGGTATCCCGTCTCAAACATTTGGACAAGGTCATCCTGAGTAGCCTCGTAGGTTATCGACAGCTTTGTGCCAGATATCTCGCTCTGGAGTAAATTATAATCGAACATCGGCAGAATTGAAGCTGCGAATGCCTCGATTTCTTCCTGAGTTAGAGGACCTCTCGGCTCCTGCTCCGGTTCTTCTTCGCAAGGTGAGTTGCACTCAATCTCTTCAGTGCTTGGGTCGTCTAAGCACATCTTTATACAGACCTGCTGGTCGTTGCGACCTGGGAATAAGGGTAGAAGACCGCTCTCGATTATTTCCCTGGCGTTGAACCTGAGCTTTGACGGTCTATCGATGCCTTCTATTGAGTTATAGTAGTAGCTCCACGAGGGAGCGATTCCGCTGTGAGCAAAAACGAATGCGAAGCCTTCTGCGTCCGTTAGGTCGAGAAATACCTCTGAGCCGTCATAATAGGCGACGATTCTCTCGTTTTCAAATGCTGTTCTATACGATTGATACTGAGGTCCGGAATCGTATATTACTTCTGAATCGAAGTTGACTAGGTCAACCTCTGCGTAAATCTTAGCCTGGTCAGTGCCGAACCCCTCAGACCTCAGTAGTCCAGAGGCCTCGAAGTCGAAGATGTCTGTGTATTCTGCGCTCCAGTCACCGAGAGTGTTTGACCAAGTACTAACTGTCCTTGAGTCAACAGATGCAACCGTCTCAGTCCTGGACGAGGATGTCGGCATCATCAGAGCCGAAAGAAACATCCTACTTGGTTCGTTTTGGGCCATCATGAGGACATCATTTGGTATCGATATTCCTCCCTCAGATGAGGAAGAGGACGGTGACGCACACGAAACCATAGTTAGTGTCACTAGAAAGGCAAATAGATTTTTATTTTTCATAGAATTCCTCCATAAAACGCCAAGATGAAATAGTGGGCGTTTTTGTATTTTTAAACCAGCTCCTCCTTTTCCAAGAAACCTGTGTTTAATATTAATTAACCTTCGCAACTAGCGCAGCCTTCACTCATAACTTTTTTACGAGAAAGTTCTTGCGCCTGACTCATACCAAATTGATAGTATAAAGTCTTGATACCCATATCATGAGCGTAAAGCATAAGTGCGTTGATTTCTTTTACAGGCACGTTTGCTGGCATCATAAGGTTTAATGATTGGGCTTGGTCGATATATTCTTGACGCACGGCAGCTTGGTCAATAATTGCATGTGGATTAATTTCCGCAAACGTTTTAAAGACCTCGCGCTCTTCTTGAGTCATGAATTTTAAGTGTTGTACTGAGCCGTCTGCTTTTTGAATAGACTCCCAGATTTCGTCAGTGTCCTTATCATATTTTTTCAATAACTTTTTAAGGTATTGATTTTTAATTGTAGTTTTAGATTTAGCCAAGTCCTTCACATAGAAGTTAGAGAACTCTGGCTCAATAGATTGAGATACTTGACCTAAGATTGAAGATGAGCTTTTTGTAGGAGCAATAGCCATCAACGTTGTGTTGCGGCGACCATAACCTTTTAATAGTTCTGGTTCTCCATACTTTACAGCTAGTTCAGTCGAAGCTTTATAAGTTCTTTCTTTTAAAGTTTTTGCAATCTCTAAATTCTTTTTAGCCGCACTACGACTTTCAAACGAAAGCATATTTGATTGCAAATACGAGTGCCAACCAAGAACACCAAGACCTAAGGCCCGATGATTGATAGCAAAGTTTCTTGCTCTCTTATGGTATTCTTTACCTTCTGTTTTATTAATAAATTCTGTGACGACTGTATCTAAGAAATAAGTAAGCGTTTCAATTGCATCTGTTTCTTTAATCTCTTCCCAGTGAAGTAAGTTAATCGAAGATAATACGCAAGTAAAAGTTTCATTTGGATTAGATGGCAATGCAATTTCAGAACACATATTACTAGCAAAGATTTTCATATCTTTATCTTTATAAATATCAGGTTTATTTTTATTCATATTGTCTGTAAATAAGATATATGGATAACCAATTTCACTTCTGCGCTGTAATACTTTTGCCCAGAGCTTTCTTGCATCCTTATCGCCAGCTTTTACCTTTTCTAAAAAAGCGTCTGTTACTGTGATACCGTGAGTAAGTCCCTGAATAGGGTTTCCTTCGGTGCCAATATCTAAGAACTCTTCTGCGTCTGGATGTTCAATAGGTAAATAGGCACTGAAGAAACCTCTACGCACGCTACCTTGGGAAACAACTGAAGCTAAAGTGTCATACATTTTCATAAAATGAACTGCGCCACTGGATTCTCCACTATTTTTAATTGGAGCTCCGCGTCCACGTAACTCACCAAAGTAGCCGGATGTTCCACCGCCACCTTTCATAAGCATACCATTCTCTGCATGTCCATATAAGATAGATTGCATATCGTCTTCAATGTAAGAACCGAAGCACGATACAGGCAATCCTCTTTGTATTCCATAGTTAGACCACACTGGTGAAGACAGCGAGAAAAATCCTCTACCCATATAGTCATAAAATTTATCCGCATAGCCTGGAATACCTAAATATTCCTCAGCCTTGTTTGCGATTTGTCTAATTCTTTCTTCTGGAGTTTGTCCTTCCAGTAAGTAGCCGCGTGACAAAAACTTGCGCGACTCTTTGTTTAACCATTCAAATGCCATATAAGCCTCCTAGAAAAGGTCGTCTTCAGTGAATGACTTAGTTTTCTTTGAATAAGCCGTGCTTCTTTTTACAAAGAAGTCCACATTTTTCGTACTTAACATTTCTTCTGCAAACCATGCAGTTTGTTTTACCATTTCGGTATTTACTTCAAATACATTTTCTAAACCAATTGCTCTCATAGCTTGATTAAATCTGTCTTTTACAAATTCTTTTACTACTGCTTTTGGTAAAAAGTCTAAATCAATATTCCCGTAGATCCAGTCAACGATACCGGCCTCAGCTTCATAGGCTTGTTTAACCAGCTCGATAACTTGATCTATCATAATTTCATTAAACCAACCTGTATTTTCTTGCTTAATAATATTTACAATATCAAATCCAAATTTTGCGTGAATATCTTCTTCTTTAGAAGTTGCTTCAACAGCATTTGAAATACCCTTCAAAACATTTTTATGTTTATTGAAAGACATCATAATTAAGAATTGAGAGAATAAAGAAACACTTTCAACAAACATAGAGAATAAAATAATGTTCTTAAAATAATCTTTATCATCAATAGGTGTTTGAATTGATTTGTCTAAATACTCTATACGCTTTTTGATAGCTGGAACTTGAATAAGTGTTTTAAACTCATCATTAAGTCCGGCTAATTCAAGAAGTGTTGAGTATGCGTCTGTGTGCCGCACCTCTGATTCAGCAAAAGTTACACCGACTGCTTGAATCTCGGGTTTCGGTAAACGGTCTCCAATCTTAGCCCAGAAGGTTTTTACTTGTAATTCAATTTGCGCGATGGCTAGCATTGCGTTCTTGATTATATTTGCTTCACCTTGGGTTAAGTTTACTTTTAAATCTTGTATATCACTTGAGTAATTAAACTCAGTATGAATCCAATATGAGTGACGAATTGCATTAACATATTCGATTAGCTCAGGGTATTCGTATGGTTTTAAATTTGCCCTCTTCTTAAATACGCTTTGCTTGTTTTGAAAGCGATATGTAATATATTCTCTTGCAAGGTCATGAAGTCCCTTACTCATAATAACATTTTCTACTATTCTGTGAATTTCATCAACATGAATAGTTTCTTTATTTTTTCCGCCAAGAATTTGAACAGTTGCCTCATTAGCAATAGCTTTTGGAATGATAGTATCTACCACTCCAATTTTCTTGAGTCCCCTTTGTATTGCGTTTTCAATTTTATACGCGTCAAAAGGAACAACGTTTCCGTTGCGTTTTGTGACTAACATTTTATACTTTCTCCGCAAAGAACTCTACAAGCTTTTGTTTTGTTTGTAAACCTGAAACACGACGATATTTTTTATCACCATCATAAAAATCAAGAGTTGGAATACTTAAAACACCATTATCTTCTGCTCTCTGTGTATGTTCATCAACATCAACCATTTCAATGTTATAGCCTTGAGCTTGTAACTCTTTTAAGATTGGTGTCAACATCTTGCAAGGGCCGCACCATGCGGCTTTAAATGCTACTAATTTTCTCATTTCGCTTCCTCCTTAGGCTTCATCACGAAGTCTAATTAATCGAGGATGTCGTATGCTGTCTGGGGTTAAGCTCATCCCGGTAAATACCGCGATTAACTTGCCCGCTTTCATTATTTCTGCAGCTTCAGGTGTACTTAAATACTCAGCATCTTCATCAGTGAGTCCACTTGTGATGTTCACTACTCTGCCTTCATAATTTACTGTAACTCCTGCTTTCCATCCTTTGGCGTATGCCTGTGTAACTACATTTCCATTCGAGTCTCTATATGTCCAATGAGGGTCGTCTCCTGTGTAATCTTTATTTGGTTCTACAAAAGCGACAACTGGTGATTCAATTTCTCCAAGTTCTCGCTTTACTTTAATACTATGCCAAGCTTTCGCACGGCCAATATTATAAGGTTCGTTTTTGTTAATCAAAATAATACCTTCTCCGCCATCGTCCCAAACGCTTTCTAATAAAACTTTTGCGTCAGAACCAATAAATGCCTTATGGGTATAAGTTGCTTTTTTAATCCAATCGCCGCCGATTCTATTCCAGAAGGGGTTTTGATAAACCTCTTGTCCATCATAGGCTAGGCAATCAAAAAAGTAAATGTGTAATTTATCTTCATCTTTTTCTTGTAGCGCGACTGCCTTATCATCTAAACATCTTAAAACAGAACCTACGTGGTTTGCATCTTTTTTAAAAGATGGGTAGCAAATTTCTCCAAGTAAAACTGTTCCAACAGGATAAAGACTTTTAATTTCATTAGTTATGTGTGGGACTTTTAGTTGGTACTCACCGTATGTATTAGTAACGACGCTAATACCGCGACTTTGAATAACCACACCAGTTTCGGTAATAATTACTCTAGCCCATACTCCGTCATGTTTAATCATAGGCAAATAGTTTGGATCTTTCATATACTTATCAATTTCAGCCTTTTTATTTTCTGGAAGCTTCCAGTATTTCCCAGGCTCCATATCAAAGAATTTTTTATAATCTAACATATTTTTCCTCCATATAAATAATTATATCATAGTCTATGTTGTTTTGCAATTAAAAGGCTAGCCTAAATTCGTTATTTATAAATTCAATTTTTTTCTTATCGCAATGCTTTATGTTGTTTAATAAAGTTTCATAGTGACAAACTATTAATTTATCTTTAGCTCTTGTTAAACCTACATAAGCAACGTTTTTATCTTCTTCATTTTGAAGTTCAAAATCTACTAATAAAACATTTTTAAATTCAATGCCTTTAGCTTGGTGAATTGTTGTGGCATTTTTCAGACCAAGTTTTTGTAAAGTCTTTGCTTCAATATTTGTGCGGCAAAGAATTTGATAAGGATTGTTTTCTAGCTGGTCTTTAAATACTTCAGCTGGGTCAATTGTTGGTCCACCCGTTATCGCATCAAAGAAACGACCTCTGCGGTCTATAAAGATTTGGCATTCACCCTTCCCACTTCCTCTAATAGCTTTCATCTCGTTGGCATAATAATAAGTAGTTTTATTAATCCACCATTTATCCTGCACTTGATTTTTAAAACTTGAAGCAAAATCTAATATTGGTTGATAGCTTCTATAATTAATATCTAACTTATAACTCTTAAAATCTTCTAACTTGCTGAATATTTCTTTATTAGCTCCTCTAAAAATATAAATGGCTTGATCAGGGTCTCCAATAAAGAATTTTTTATCTGCAACAACTCTATCGAAAACTTCTAATTGAGTTGGGTCTACGTCTTGAAACTCATCTACAAATAAGGCACCGACTGTTATATGCTCGTCATACTCCATCAGTAAATCTTTTAAGTAAAGTGGCAAGTCGGTAAAGTCGTATAAATATCTTGCTCTTTTATAATCTGTATATTTTTTATATATAGCATCGAATTTTGCCCGCACATTTTGGTGAAGGTCTGGATTGATTGTTCCCATCATATACATATAGCAGGAGTCTTCAAGCTTTTCGTGAACTTTATATTCTTCAATAAAAGGTTTAAGAATTACTCTAATCTTATCTTCTGCTAAAATTTTAACTCTAAACTTATATTTAAAAGATAATTTATTTAACTCAGACAAGCTCCAGCTGTGAATAGTAGCAACAGATAAGAGCTCGTTAGAAACAAATATCTTACTTTGTATATCTTCTGTTGCTTTTTTAGTAAAAGTAATTGCTACTACTGTCTTTGGATTTTCTTGTTCTAAATGCTTCTTAATCGCCGCAATCATTGTGTGAGTCTTACCAGATCCTGGCGAAGCGATAACTACGACTTGCGGCTCAACTGAATTAATAGCTTGTAATTGTTTTTCATTATAAAGCATTCAGGAACTCCACAAGCTGTTTTACATCTGTAAAATCTTTTTTAGCTTGATTTGATTTAATATAATTAAACGTTACTTTAGATTCTTTTAAATAACTATCTAATAAAGCTTCTTGCGCATCTAGTGCTATTTTATTTATCACATAAATTTCATTTGCCTTAACATTAGTGTGTGACATTCCAAAGTAAATAGTTGTTTTGTTTTGGTCTGTAATTGACTTAATGGTTCCAAACTCATTATACATATTGCCTAATGAAATTGAACTCGCGATAAGTCTTACTGTAAAGTTTTCTAAGTTGTATTTGCCATCTTTTAGCATAAACATAAGTGGAGAGATGACGTTATATTTTTTCATGTCTAAGTTCTTTTTTAAGAAGTCAAAATCCTTAACCATATCGGCTGAAAAAATGTTATCTAATACTACTATAGTTTTCATTTTCAACCCTCTCTTTTGCTTTCACTGCCAGTTCGTCGGCAAGATTATTATACTCATTATCTTTATGAGCTGATACTTTTAATATAGTTAATTTAGTTTGGACTTTAACTTTTTTATATAGGTCTAGTATTTTAACCCATAGCTCTTTATTTTTTACTGGCTCTTTAGTTGAGGCTATCCAGTTATTAGCTATCCATTTCTCATACCATTTTTGCTCAAAGCAATTATGTATATAAGAACTGTCTGTATATATGTTAACGAATTCATACTCTTTCATAAAAGATTGAAAATCTACTAACTCTAAAGCTTTTAAAAAAGCCGTCAATTCCATTTCGTTATTTGTCGTATGCATTTTATTGCCGTCAATAAAGATTGGTTCCCTGTCAGAGAGAATTGCTACTACAGCATATCCTCCGGGCCAAGGCATAAAAGCTCCTTGACTGCAAGCGCCGTCTGTGTATATTTCAATAGAATTCATATTAGGCAATAATGCTTAGAATTGCTTTATCTTTTACATTAAAGAAAACTATATTAAACTTTTCAACAGGTAAATTATAGTTAACTAAATCTAAAGCATTTGCATCCATTAAAAACCCTTTATCAATACTTAACTGTCTAGGCACTGCAAGTATTTTTTCACCATGTTTAAACACTGTTTTATCTAGCTTTAGATTTAAAACAAATGCTGTTAAGAGTGGCGGAATCATAGGATCTAAATCCATATTTTTTAAATCTGTTTTAAATTCAAATACAACGTTATGGTCTTTATAATCAGATAAGTTTGCTGCAACTATTTTTGCCCGCATATCTTCATTAATTAATTTTGTAAAATCAAATATACTCATATCTAATTTATCTGCTAGTTCAAAATTAAATATAACTTTTGTATACTCTGTTTCTGTTGTCATCTTCAAATTCTTAAAATCAATTATGCGCATATAGCACCTCACTTGTTTTTTCTATAATATAATTGTAACATAACTTTTAACAAAACTCAAATCTTTGGAGAATAAAAAAGAAGGGTGTTTACCCCTCTTGTTTTTCGCTATTCTCGATTTTTTGCAGGAATGAAAATATAACTGCGGTAGCTATAGCATCAGAATGAGCATCGTGCTCATCGAATAATTTATAACCAGCCTCCTCAGCGACATTCGCTAGTGTTAATATACTTTCCCTGTTTAAAATACGGCGCGCATTCTTATATGTACAATAAGAATGGAGAGGTAATGTGTTTACTCCAAATTTTTTCAAGACTAATCGATCGTTCTGCGCCCCATGAGATACGAATAACATATCTTCGGGATTATAGTTTGAGATTAATTGCGTGAAAGTTTTTATAAACTCTTCCTTGCTAATTCCATTCTCATTTAAGAACTCTGTTGTAAGACCAGTATACTTGACCGCATACTTGTCTACACTCGGCACTTTAATGTACCAGTTGAAATTTACTGCCAACTGATATATGTAATTTTTTTCGTCTACTAATTTAAATATGAGACCTGCACATTGAAGCACATTGTCTTTATCATATTCTATGTCAGCAACTAAAACATAAGGTTGTTTGATGTTTTTTAAATACATCAACATAAGCTAGAAAGCCTTCTTAAATGCGGGCTTAAATTGCTGCTTAGGTTTATAAGGTGCTGGACTTCCTGCTTTAGCTGGTTTTGGTTCTTCAACTTTTATAACTACTGGTTTTGATTTTGCTACCAATACTTCATAAGGTTGTGACCACCCTGCAACTTGAACATATGGCTTTCTAAGATTTAATTCTTTACGAAGTTTATCTGTACTCATCTTAGCCATTTGAACTTCTGCTCTTAAGTCTGTTTTATCATATCGTCTTGGCATTTATTGTGTCCTCCTATAGAACAAATATTAATGTAATCGCGGCGGCGGATAGAATAAAAACAATAGCATGGAACCATAAACTGTCTCTTGTTTTGTCTGTTATATCAATTGCGGCTAATTCACCGAAGTTAACACCTAAACTATCTTTACCAGTTTTTCTAGCACTTGTGATAATTGCTCTTATTACAAATGAATTTGTAAATACACCTGCTGAATATGCAGGTATAACCATAAACGCAAATGCGTACCAGTTTTGTTTAATAAATAATTCAATTTGTTCAAGATATGTTATTACAAGAACTGTTCCAACTACAACACCAATTAATAAAAGTATCAATAGCCATTTTTGCTTTAAAAAATTTAACATTAATTTTCCTCCAATAGTTTCTCTATTGTGCGGTAATTAAGCTCATGCTGCTCATTTGAGCAATCTGTTTTAAGAACTAAATCCGCTATTTTTTCTATATCTTCAAATTGTATCTCATCATCTCTTAGCCGCATTTCAAATCTAATTGGGTCATCTAGTCTTTTGTGACCTCTGCGGCGAAGTTCTTCGCTATCACTGTGAAGGTAAATAACCTTAACTTTATTTTTGCCAAGATGTTTAATAGCATTTTTTGCACCATCTTGATTTAATATTGCTAAGTTTATTTTATCATTATCAACTTCAGACTTGGTTAATCCGTAATACCATTTATCATCTGTATAGTCAGATAATCTGTAATCTGTTGTTTCGATAAAGAAGTTTTGTATCGCCATTGTAATAAATGAAACAGTTTCAAGAAAATGATACTGGAGGTGATTTTTTTCACCATTTCTCATTGGTCTTGTTGTGTGAGAGACAGCTCTATGCCAAGAAGGATTTCTTTGCATTAAAACTTCTCTATATGTATTCTTACCACTGGCAGTCTTGCCGCATAATATTAATAGCATACAATACCTCTTTATAAAAAAGAAGGGACTTTAACCCTCGAGGACGACTTTACGACTCTCGTTTTAATAGCTCCTAAAGCCATGTCAGTAGGAACCATCTCTGGCGGTTTCTCTTAAGTGCTTTCCGTGTTTGTCTCTTCTATCGAGAGAACTCAAACTCTTATGACTAATAGGCTTACGCCTTGAGTCTTCGCACCAGAATCATTTCTTATACGTATATTATAACATATACGTATTCGAAATACAAATTTTGGAACCACTATTTAATTTCAGTGGTTGGTGCTGGTGCTTCGGCGGGTTTCCAGCTATCCGCTAACTTATCATGCATTACTTGCAACCAGTTGAGATAGTATTGTTTGGCGATTTCAATATCACCAAATACCATTCCTCTTGCGCGCATAATAATGTGACCGTTCTTATCTACTAATAAGACAGCCTCACTTCCGTCATCTTGAAATACATTAAATACTTCAATTAGTTCTGTATCAAAAGCAAATGTTGTTTTAGGAACAAATACTTTTTGACCTTCTTTAAGTTTAATTACTTCGTCTTGTTTTTTTAAGTCCATAATTAGACCTCCTTTTATTTTTTAGTAAATGAAAAAGCTCCTACTAAAAACATAGTAATTGCAATTTGCAACTCTGTGTTTAAAAGAAACTCATCAATGTTACTACCTAAAAATGTTGTAAAAATACCAGCTTGTACTAAGCTAAAAAATACAATACCTAGTAACCCTGTAACAAAAAATCCTCTTGCGAAGTTTGTTTGAATAGTAGGTTTTACTTTATTTTTAGCTACTTTTTTAGTAGGAACTTTTTTTTCTTTCTTTGGTGCAACCACCACTTTGTTTTCTTCCATAACCGTCCTCCTTAGAACTGTTGTTCTTTCTTTATTCTGATTGAGAATAATCCTACGAGCATTGCGGCTAAACTAATAAACTGTGCCGTTATGCTATTACCTTCTGCGATCCAATCCCTTAATAGTTCTTGAACTAATATTGTTCCTGGAATACCAACATCGGGTAACTGAAGAATTAAATCATTTAATAAATTCATATGCAACGCAGTAAATAACGCGGTGAATAATAAACCTGTAAAAAATAATCCAAATGCTTTCATCTTTACTTTTCCTCCGCGGTTTTATCCGCACTAATTTAATATGGTGGAGTCGAGGGGAATTGAACCCCTGTCCGAATAGCTATCCCATAAAAACATCTACATGCTTAGCTTCTTATATTATCTTATCATACTTTGAATAAAAAGTCAAAATTAAAGTATGAGCAAACTTATTATTCTTTAAGCGTGACTAGTTCAGCCGCACTCTCATATCTGGCTTTCTTTTCAGGGTTTGTCCCACCAGAGAGGACTCGCCCAGATAGCTCCTTCTAAATTAAGCTAATGCATATGCCATTGAAGGCGTATATGCAGGAATGTAACTGTTGTCAGTTATCTTGTTTTGGCTTTAAGGCACCACGCCGCATGCATTTCTACTAATCACTACCCGTCGAGACCATTACGACCCCATTAAACTAAAAAATTATTATGTAAATAAACTCCATCTTCTCTTTTTATATAATAAACTTTATAATCTCTAAGTGAGTTTAAATTTAATTCAACCAATCTTCCAAATCTGGATTTTCCTTCCATATCAAAATCTATATATCTTATTTCTCTGGTAGCTAGTTCCAGCTCTCCACCATAATACCATTGCTCATCGTATTCATTCCAATAATAAGTATCAACAGTTAATCTCATAAAACACCCTTAAGCCTGATAAAGCTTAACTTCTTCCTTTTTTATTTGCGCGTCAATATAATCTGAGAAGTCCCATTGATTTGTATTCATAGCTATAACTTTTAATTTTTTTAAGTTTTTAATCTTAAGTTCTTTTTTCTTTCTATTGTATTTGTATTCTTCATCTTGATTTAGTAATTTATATTTTCCATCAATAAGCTGACTATTACAGTACTTAATTGCAAACTCAATATCTTTTAATTTTTTTGGTATCATATCATTAAATGTTGTTTGATATTTATCATCTTTAATTTTTGCTAATATACCAAGAGCTTCTTTAAGCGCACTCTTTTCTTCTTGTAAGAAATCAAGAGCTAGGTGGTAATTTTCTTGTATCATCAATTCTTTAATAACATCACCTATGTCTTTAACAGATGCTATTGTGTAGGCAAATACTTTATCAACATCTAAATTATAGGACATTTAAATCAACTCCGGCTTCTCTTCCTGTCTTTAGCAATTTTCTAAAGCCCGCATAATCTGTGTAAATTTTTTCGCCGTCTATCATATATAAGGCGTATAACTTTGTTGCTTTGGAAATACCTACCCAAGCCCAAGTTGCGGCTTTTTGGATAGCGTTAATCATACTTAAATTTATTTCATCAGTATAATTGTTCCAGTAATTCACGTACTTGTGGTATGTTGCTAAGTTTACTTTCATATTGCGCCTCCTTTAAACCCAATACTTTATAGTATCTATCTGTATCTTTGGGTGTTTTTAATTTTTCTCCAACATAATAGTTGCGGTAGGATTGTAATGGATTATTTGGTACGTGCCATTGAGTATCTGTGATTGCAACTAACATAGGTGTTGGTCCGATGTGCGGAATATTTTTAGGAGGATTTGAAAGTAATCCTGATAGCAATAATTCACTAGCGTGGCGTTTGCCATAACGTTGATAGTATTCTTCTGATAAAGCTATAAAATGTTGATATAACCACATATAGTTATCTACCGACTGCCGCACCCAAATACCAGAAGGGTGATTTAAGTGTGTAGATTTGTATAAAGTAGCGTCCATATATGGATCTGGATGATTCCACTTTTTAAGACGAGCACCAGACTTTGATAATTGAATAAACTCTTTACCATCTAATGCACGGTGTGCTGTTGATAATAATTGTGCGGACTCTAAAATCATTTTAACTACGTGCTTATCACAATGATATTGTGCACATTTT